AATCTGGGCAGCCTCCAGTGGCATCTTAACAATATGCTTGTCAACATGATACTGTGCTGCCTTGTCGAGATTCTCGTCTAAGTAAAATAAATTCATACCCTACTTCCAACACTTGTAAACTCCACAAAGACCATCTGCATTTTCTGTAGTCTTACAGTAAGGACAGACCTTCTCTTTCTTTGTGGGTTTGATTTTTTTAATGTCTTTGAACTTTTTCATAACTTATATTATACTAAAATTATGAGATGAAGTCAAGAACTATTTTCCTTGTCCGTTAATTTTATCCTTAGCTGTGCCAGCATATAAACCAAACCAAGCGGCACCTGCACCTACAACGATACTAATGAGACCAGATTGTTCCATAGTAGGATCTTCTAGTGCCATAAACCACATTGTACAGTAGTACAATAGGAAAATGTATACGCTGAGGAAAGCACGGGGGAATATTCTCCAAGCATCAATCATGTTTGATAAAAAGATCCAACGCTGCCAAGGGTTGTCTGGCTCTCTGTTGGCTTCCATCTCTACGATCTTTGCTTTGAGGTTTGAGTTTTCTTGTACAAGTTCCATGAATTTATTAAGATCAATTTCGACCTCATTTCTACTCATATCACCTGCGAATCTTTCGTCTGCCATTAGCTAGTTGCCTTCTCTTTGGCTTTTCCTACATTGATTGCAAACCAGTCAAGAATTTTATATAATTTTCCGACTAACTTGTCATCTGCTGGTGTAGGTGTAACAGCCGCTATGATTGAAGCACTCATGACTAACCATGGTATAACTTGAATCCATCCGATAACCCATTGTAAGAATCCTAACATTCTTCTCTCCTAATCCTCTTACGAGGCTCAGCCTTGTTTCAAGGCGTATTCTATTGCTCTCGCCCATACATCATCATCTGCGATAATACAGTCGATAGCATCATAACCTAACTCTTTTGCTGCAGAAAGGTACTTGTTTCCCTTGTAGCAAATGAAAGGTTCTTCAATGTAGGGCTGATCGCCGTCCATTGTTAAGTCCTTATGATTAGAAATTAACAATAAAAGTGGATCTCGCAATCCTACAAGTGCAACTCCATCTGCAAGAAATTCTTCCTGAGAATCGTTGCCACATTTAATCTTGTCCAGTTGTACTGGAATCGGTTTATATTCTGCTTCTTCTAAATAGTCTTTGACAAGATAAGCAGATACTCGTCTAGTTTTTGAACTAAGTGTTCTTTGAGTGTTTATATGTTTTCCTCTAATTTTTCAATTCTTTGTACTAAAGGACTATAGCCATCAAATTCTTCAATACCACATTTTGGGTGTGCTATCTTTTCTAATGCAACTACTCTATCAGAATAATGATTTTGGTTATCCTCAATCTCTACTATTCTGTCCTCTAGTTCTTCACACCAATCTTCGATCATTTCTAATCTTTCTTGAAGGTGTGGGTGCTTTTCAAAGTATTTAGCACCTCGCATAGCATCTCTATATGCTAACCAGTTATTAACTAAATTCGGTAATTTGAACTTCATCTCTACTTGGGTGATAAGGAGATAGATTTTGATCTAAATGAACTATTATATCTCCTACTGTTCTTAGTCTAGCAATTTCTTCATCTGGTATATGTAGTCCAAATACTTCTTCAATCTCTACTATTATTTCTACCATATCAAGACTGTCAGCATTATGTTCATCAATTAAATCCGAAGTCATACTAACACTACCATGATTTATTTGATTTTTTACTATACTAAATACTGTGTCTTTAATCGACATTTTGAGACTCGGTTGTTACCTTCCTGTAATATACTACTACATCTTTTAGTTCTGTAATATATCGTTGTAATTCTTTCATGTTTAAGGACATTACTTCATAATCAGGAACAGTCATTGCTAAAAATACTAACTCGCCCTCTTGTTCTTCGATACGAGCAAGTTGATCTTCCCAGTTATCTGGTGTGACTACTATCCATTGTGGAGTTGTTAAATCTATTTCACGAGGCATGATTGGTTGAACAATCTTCCTTTCCATAGGTTTTGCTGTTACTTCTATAGGTCTAGTTGTTAACAGACTGCAACTGGAGACCATCATCAAGATCGTCAACGGTAGCACTGATTTTTTCAATATGTTCAAATGCGTGTTTTGTTCCATTATTTATTTTCCTTTCCATTTCTACTGGATCTTCCAGTATTTTTGCTGTTAATTTATATTCTTTAATGAAATTACTATATCTCATTAACTCTCTTTGAATTTCTTGACTTTTTATTGTCATACTTTGTAATTGTTCTGTTTGCAAAGTAAAATCCTTTTGCATGGTAGCTATTGCTTCTTCTTGAACTGCAATGGCACCTTCTAATTTTGCATTGTTTGCTTTCAATGTTTCATTCTCAGTATATAGCCAATAACTAGCACCACCAAGAACTAAAACGAAAGCTAATAACATTTGATTCATACTATGTGATCCTCTCTTAGTTTCTTGGCAGTTCTCTTAGTGCCTGATTTGCTTACATACTCCTCTGTAATTCCTTTACTACCTTCTTGTAATAAATCGTCTGGGTTTAGTGCGATTAATAAAATAGAAAGTAAAGCAAATAAACCTATGGAGTTACTATGTTCATCTATAAGGTTTGTAAACCATGATGCTCCTTGAGGTAAAAGCAATGATCCTATTAATATTAATAAGAATATTTGTCCTACTAATTTCATTTAAATTTCCTCTATTTTGTAGTTAAGTCCTTCTGCGCCAGTGAATTGTATAACTTCTCCACTCTCACATCTAAACTTTAAATGTTTTTCTTTTTGAGTTATTACTTTTTTAACTAGAAATACTTGGTCGTCTGAATCTCCCCAAACATTATTATAACTAACTGTTACTTTGTAAAGGGGTACAAACTTGCTCTTTAACCATATCCACCATCTCTTGATGGCAGCTAAAAATTGCTTTATTTTATTCATGTTCCTGTTGTTGAAGATGTAGAAGTCGAACTAGTAGTTGTTGTACTTGTAGTTGGTACGACTGTTGTTGTTTCAGTCATTGTGTTCAACTCGTCAATAATCGCCTGTTCTGTAGAAGTAACACTTGTAGTTTCTGTACTTGTTTCTGTACTTGTGTTTGTTTCTGTTGAAGTGCCTGTCATGGCTTCTCCAATCGCTGTAAGCACTGCCGCTGTCTGAGTAACTGTTGTTACATTGACTGCATTCTCAGGTACTTCCACTTCTTGAATAGGAACTATTTCTGGTTCTTCTGATACTGCATCTTTAGGTTGTTCATTATATGCCCAAATTAATAGCATTAATAACAATATATCCATTATTTCTCCTGTTTTTCTTTTTGTTCTTTAAGTTGTTGTGCAAACTCTTGTATATATTCTTCAAAAGTCATACCTCTTTCTGCTGCGTGTTTCATAACTGCTGCTACTTCTTCACCTGATAGGGTAATCTTTTTAGACATTTGACCAATCTTTTCCTTCAAATAATAATGCCTCTGCTTCACGTCTGCGTATTAAACCTTCCAATATTTTGCCTCCAGCTTTGTTCCATCTTTTAATCTGAGCAGGTACTTCTTCGTACTCTCCAGCGTTAAGAACTTTCAGCATTGTTGAACTGTTTAAGTTAGTGGGACCGAGGTTGTAAGTCCATGATACCAATGCATCAAACATACACTGGTCTAATTGATTTTCTACTGCGTTGAGAACATGACTTTCATACTCTGCTAATTCTTCTACTAGCATTTCTTCTGCTTGTGCTTTGGTAATTTGCATACCTTCCTTTACGCCTTTGATGTGACCATATCCAATAGTCCATACACCCACTGCGTCTTGGTAAGCATCTAACTCACATCCTTCAAACTTTTTGATAAGGGCAATGCCCTCTTGTGATATTTTCATAATGTAAAACTTTCTCCACAGCCACATTGTGCTGTTTCTTGTGGACTGGAGATTTTAAACTGTTCATTCAGTCCATCTTCTTCCCAGTCAATGTTGATTTCCTCAACATAACTAAATGTCATTGGGTCTACAGCTATAATTCCATAGAACACCGCATCACTTGAAATATTTGGTTCTTCTAAATAACTCAGGTCATACGACCACCCATTACATCCGTTTGGTTTTAGCATTAAGCGTATTCCCCAAACTTGTTTTCTCGATACTTTTTGTTGAAGTCTTTCGAGAGCGACTTCGCTACAATTTATCATAATATTAGATTAATGCGTGTGGGCAGTTGCCTGCCCACTCGACTTCGGTCTTTGACAGTTTAACTAAATATTTTTCCTGTGCTTGCAAATACTGCAAACATAAACATGCCTGCTAGGAACATAGTTCCAAATGCATCTTGCACATCTTCATATTTTGCTACCTGTCTAAAACTGTTGATAATAGCTCGTCCCATTATGCAACCCTCCACTTACACCTCTGTAGAAGGTAAGATGAAGCTTTTCGTGCTTCTTTGGAACTTAACTTTCCGTCATTATCGAAGTCTGCTCTTTCGAACAAATTCATTTTGACAGAACATTTAAGTTCTTTTAGTTCAGATACTGTAATAAATCCGTCTGAATTCATATCAAACTTCCTCATTCTCCAGTCATCTGCAAAAGCGTCTGTTACAAATAA